GATTTCCTGATGCAGTCAGTTTCGAGTCAAGTCGTGAAATGTGAGGTGTGCGGATTTTGAAGCAATTTATTTTAGGCGAGCGCCGCCGGGTGACCATGGAGGTCTATTTGAACGACAAGACCCGATTCGTCCCCGAAAACTGCACCTGGGAGCTGCTGTCCGGCACGACGGCAGAGGACAGCGGCGTGTGCGACACCCAGGAACAGGAGGACGGCAAGTGGTGGCTGACCTGCGAGATCCAGCCCAATTCACGGAGGACATACACCCTGCAATACACCTTTGAGCTTGGGACGGAGATCATCAAGCGCAACACGGAGATCAAGGTGGTGTAGCAGATGGTGATCCGATCCGCGGCGTTAAGCCCGAGCACGGTGTCCGTGGGCGGCACGGTCACCCTGGAGGTCGTGCTGGACGAGATCGCCAGCTATTTCTTCACCGCCGACGGCTACACCCTGAAGACCGCCGACGGGGGCTATTTTGCCGCAAAGGAGAGTGAGGATTAGTGGCGGACTATACATCAAAATACACGGGGGAAGAGATCGACGCCGGTATCGAGAGGGCGCTGAACGCGGGAGGAAAGGGCGATATCCTGTATGTCACCCTGAAATCCACCGGGTGGAAAGACCAACTGCAAACCGTCACAAACTCTGACCTGAAGAAAACCGGCTATTGCTACATCGTAGCGCCTATGGGAGACAGCTATGCGGCGTACACAGATGCCTTTGTGATGGCAGAGGATGTGGCGACAGACGGCTCTATCACATTCCTCTGCGGCAAGAAGCCCACAGTAGATTTAAACGTACAGATTTTAAAAACAGAGGTGAATTAAATGGGCAATGTTTTCAACATGAACGGCGGTGGCGGCGGTATCAAGCTCACCTCCATCTCCATCACCACCCCGCCCACAAAAACGGCTTACAAGGCCGGGGAGAGCTTTTCCACGGCTGGCATGGTGGTGACTGCCACCTACTCCAACAATGCAACCGTCCAGGCCACGGGGTACACCTACGACACATCGGCTCTGGCGGCGGGTACTACGTCTATCACCATCACCTACAGCGAGGGCGGCGTGACCCGCACGGCGACACAGGCCATTACCGTGACCAAGACCGCCCTGACCGTGCCCACCCAGTCCGGGACGCTGACCTATTCCGGGTCGGCGCAATCTCCGACCTGGAGCAACTACGACAGCACCAAAATGACCTTGGGCGGCACCACCAGCGGCACAAACGCTGGGAACTATTCAGCCACGTTTACCATCAAGGACACGAGCTTGTACGAGTGGGCAGACGGCACCACGACCGCTAAGACTGTGACGTGGGAAATCGGCAAGGCTACGCCAACGTTCAGTCTGAGCGCCACCAGCGTGACCCTGAACAGCTCCACCACCAGCACGACCGTGACCGTGACCACCAACAGCGACGGCGCAATCTCAGTAAGTTCTAACGCAACCAGCGTCGCCACGGCGAGCGTCAGTGGCAAGACTGTGACCATCAAGAGCGTGAATAGCACCACAGGTTCTGCGACGGTGACAGTTAGCGTGGCGGCGAGCACCAACTATTTAGCGGTCGGCGGGACGGTGAGTGTGACAGCGCAGTTCGTCACGATTTACGGCGCAGCTTGGGCCGGAACCTCCAGCACAGCCCTGACCCGCACAGACGCTTCCGCCAACTTCTCTGACCCCGTTCCCTATGTATCTGGGGCGGCCTCCTACGGCTCCCCCTTCGACAACCTGATGCCCTGGTCTGGTATGAAACGGGTGACCGACAGCGAAGCGGGTGAGCTGGTTGCAATCCCGAAGTTCTGGTACAAGCTGACTATGAGCGGCAGCAGTTTGAGTATCCAGGTTGCTGACGGCGCTGTGGACGGTTTCTCCGTCTCCCCGGCCCACATGGACAGAGGGGACGGCAAGGGCGAGCGAGACACTGTGTACATTGGGCGGTATCACTGTGCAAGCACTTACAAATCCACCACCGGGACCGCGCCAAAAGCGAGCATTACGAGATCGTCTCTCCGCACAAGTATTCACAATCTGGGTTCGACCATCTGGTCCGCCGACATTGCCATGCGGTTTACGATCTGGTTGCTCTATATTGTAGAGTTTGCGGATTGGGATAGCCAGACTAAAATCGGCTATGGCTGCGGCAACAACAGCGCGACCGAGAACATGGGCGCGTCGGATTCCATGCCATATCACACCGGCACGATGCAGACCAGCCGCACGACCTATGGCGTCGGTGTGCAGTATCGCTATATCGAAGGTCTGTGGGACAATGTTCGCGATTGGATGGACGGTTGCTATTATACCAGCAGCGGTCTGAACATCATTCTGAACCCGGCGAATTTCAGCGATTCCAGTGGCGGCACTTTGCTGGGATTGCCCACAAGTGGGTATCCATCCGCCCTGAGCGTGGGTACGTCCCCGTTCCCCATGTTCTATCCCACTACATCCAGCGGGTCGAATACGACATACGTCCCCGATAGCTGGGGCTTCAGCGGGTCCAACCCTTGTTTGTATGTGGGTGGTTGCTATTACCGGTACCTGTTCTATGGGTTGTTCTACGTGGGCTACGACGGCGTGTCGGACGCGGACGCGAGCATCGGGGGTCGCCTCCAAAAACTCCCCTAAGGGGGACCGGGGGTCGCAACCCCCGGGAGCTGACGTTTGGCAGAGCGTCAAATCCATGGTATCTGCTTGGGGTCTCTCGCGCAGACGCGGGGCGGCTTTCTGCCTCCCCGTCCCCGATAACTGGAACTTCAACGGGTCCAACCCTTGTTTGTATGTGGGTGGTAACTATAACCAGAACCTGAACTATGGGTTGTTCTACGTGAACTACAACAGCGTGTCGAACACGAACGCGAACATCGGGGGTCGCAACCTTGAAGCGGGGAGAGGGTTCTCTCCGGTTTGGCTAACATTTTTCCTCACAATAGAAACGGGCTTGCCCGATTCTATACATTGCGCGAGATTCCGCACACCACTTGGTGACGATAAGCCGTTAGGACACGGTTTAGTACTCCCTATACGGGCGAAGGAAAGACCGTGAGGCTACAAGGAGGAACTATCCTAATTGAAACGAATTGATAATCTCTGGAGCAAGATCAAATCAGACGATAACCTGAAGCGAGCGATTTTCGTTGTGAACATGACCCACCGATATTATGGAGAACACAAGCGAGACCGCACGGTGGCCTGGATCGAGCGGGACATCCCGGCGCGGGTGAAAGACCTAAAAGAAATCTTGGAGAACTTCTCCCCCGGAAGGATCCGATCTTGGTTGCACTGGGACAAGAGCGCAGAGAAGTGGAGGAAGCTCACAGAGCCACAGCTCTGGCCCGACCAGTACGTCCATCACGCGTTGATCCAGGTGCTGGAGCCTGGTCTGCGCCGGGGCATGGACCCCTATTGTTGTGGGAGTGTGCCCGGTCGTGGCATTACCTACGGGGTCAAGGCGATCCAAAAGTGGATGAAAAACGACCAGAAAGGCACAAGGTATTGCTTGGAGGCCGATATTCACCACTTCTACGACACGCTGAAGCCCCAGGTCGTTATGTGCGCCATGCGAAGAATCTTCAAATGTGGGAAGACGTTGACGTTGATAGAACGGATCATGGAGGGCGGAATTTTGACCGGGCTGTACACCTCGATTTGGTTTGCAAACACCGCCCTTCAACCGCTGGATCACCTGATACGGGAGGGCGGATTTGGAACCTCTCACAACGTCCGCTATGTGGACAATTTTACGATCTTTGCAAGCTCCAAGAAGAAACTGCGCCGGGTGCTGTTTGCTATGCGCAGTTGGCTTTCCGCCTACGGTATGGCGATCAAGGGCAACTGGCAGATTTTTGACACCCGTGACCGCCTTCCGAGCGCCCTTGGATACCGATATGGGCACGGGTTTACCCTGATCCGTAAGAGAAATCTTTTGCGGATGAAACGGCAGTTGAGCGACTATTACAGGCGTGTGGAGAAAAGAAAGCGTATCACAATCCACCTGGCGGCAGGGCTTTTGTCCAGGCTGGGGCAGATGCGGTGGTGCAACCGGGTGAAGCTCTACGAGCGATATTTAAAACCAAAGACCCAGCGAGCGCTAAAAGACGTAATTAGAGATTTTATGCGAAAGGAGCAGATGAAATATGAAAGTACGCGGAAACTTGAACCCCTTGCCCTTTACCCTTGAACCCATCCCCAAGCGGCCCGGTTTTCTCTTGGTTCGTTTCCGGGAGAACGCCGTCCAGTTCGAGGAAACCAGAGACGAGCAAACCGAAAGTGGGTGGGAGTACGACGAGTACACCCTGACCATCTGGGACAGCGGCACAGCAGAAGCCGACGTGGAGGCCAACTACACCGTATGGATGGAACTGGCGAAAGCGCAAGAAGCCGACCGCATGAGACCGCCCGTGAGGGACGAGGTGCTGGCCTTGCAGTCCGACCTTGCCCAAGCTGACGAGACCGCCATTGAACTCTATGAGGCCAACGCAGAGCAACAGGCCACAAACGAGGCACAGGATGAAGCCTTAATCGAACTCTATGAATTGGTAGGAGGGAACTAACATGAAAGCAATCGCCTATAGTTATTGGAGAAGCATTAAGCGGGGTGTGAGAACCTTTGCAAGTATCCCGGCAAGCGTCAAGGAGGACGTGAAGGAGCTGGCCCGGGTGGATGTGGAGGATGGAGTTATCACAGAGGAGCAGTACAAGGAGCTTATCGGGGACGTGTACGAGTAAGCAGGGGGCGGGTGTGTGGTTTGGAGAATAACGAGTATGAGCGCAGATTGACCGAGACCGAGCAGCGGGCCAAGAGCAATTCCCACCGGCTGGAGCAGGTGGAGGCCCGCCAGGACAACCTGGAGAAGCTGACCACCTCTGTGGAGGTGCTGGCCACCAAGCAGGACGCCATCAAGGACAACGTGGACACCATCAAGGCCGATGTGAAGACCCTGACGGAGAAGCCGGGGAAACGCTGGGACGCTATCGCGGACAAGCTGATCTGGGCGGTTCTGGCGGCGGTGCTGGGATTTCTCCTTGCGAGGTTGGGGCTATGAAATCCATCACCAGATTGATCTTTCTCACGACCCAGGTCGCCGCCCTGTGCTGGGTCAGCGTGTCCTACTGCATCGCCATTTACGCCACCTTCCGCCTGGGTCAGCCCTACCCGGTGGAGAGCCTGTCCACCCAGGCCATTGTGACTCTGCTGGGTAGCGCGACCCTGAAAGTGGTGGAGAACATCTTTGAACACAACGACGGCGTGGTGTTCGGGAAATCCAAAAGCAGCGACGATGAAGATGTCGCCGCCTGAAGAAAGGGGAATTTGAATGAAATCCTTAAAACAGAAGCTGTCCAGTCGCAAGCTCTGGGCGGCGGTGGCCGGGGTTGTCACGGGGCTGGCTATGGTTTTTGGTTTGGACGAGGGCGTGATCTCCAGCGTAGCCGGGGCGGTGGTGTCCGTGGCGTCGGTCATCACCTACATCATCACCGAGGGCCGGGTGGACGCGGCGGCGGTGAAACAGGCCACGGAGGATGTGCAGGACGCAGTCAGCGCGGTCACCATGGACGAGAACGGCATTACGGCAACTGTAAACTCTTTTGATAGTAGGTTTAACAACTATGAATAAGAAGCCAGTTTTGTATCTCCAGACCGATTCCCGCTGGGCGAACAAGCCCTATCAGACCACTGGGGAGACCACCACCATTGGGAAGTCCGGCTGTGGGCCGACTTGTGCGGCTATGCTCTTGGAGACCCTGACCGGCAAGACCATCACCCCGGTGGACACTTGCGCCTGGAGCGTCAATCACGGGTACAAGGCAGCAAACCAAGGCACCTATTACAGCTATTTCAAGCCCCAGTTCGCCGCCTATAACATTGAGTGTAAGCAGCTCAACGGGGCGACCATCTACGGCTTTCCCCTGTCTCCTGTCCATACACAAGCCTTTGAGCTGCTGAAACAGGGTTACTATCTCATTGCCTGTATGGGCAAGGGCACATGGACTTCCAGCGGTCACTTTGTTGTGGTTTGGTGGGAGGACGGCAAGGTCAGGATCAACGACCCGGCAAGCACCAAGGATAGCCGGGTGAACGGGGATCTGGCCACGTTTAAGAGCCAGGTTAAATACTACTTTGCGGTCGATGCCAGAAAGTATAATAACCCCACTGAGGAAAAGGAGGACGATAACATGGTGTATTATGAGAAGCTGACCGACGTGCCCAGCTACTACAAGGACGCGATCCAAAAGCTGGTGAACGACGGCACCCTGAAGGGCGACGGTAACGGGAAAATCAACGTGTCGGAGGATATGTGCCGAATCATGACCATCTTGAACCGGAAGGGCTTACTGTGAGCGAGAAGCGCCGGGAGTTCTCCGACCTGGTTCGGGCGGCTGAGAAGCTGATAACCCCGTGGAAGGTGGCGCTGAT